CTTGAATACCAGCACTATTACCTCCTGTACCTAAACTTGGATCTAATGCAATGGCATAGATATGGTCACCGTCAGGTTTTTTATACCACCTAGTTTGTCCCATATTCATTATAGGACTTTTGCCCTCTAACCCTGCCAGACATATACTGCTAACTAGTGTTTCATCGTAAATTAAGAATTCGCAATTATATTCTCTACGGAATCTTTCCTCACCAATTCTGCTTCGTTCTTGTACAGCCCATGCATCATCTCTGTCAGGATGCTCGTCCCATTTACAAGTAAAAGGAAAAAATCCATTAGTACCTACGTCTTGCTCGTTTCCAAATTCATCAAATTTTTTGTTTGCTTCTTTCCATATTGTAGCAAATGTATCTTCGTCGCTGTTAGGAGTACTGGTAATGATTGCTTTACCACCAGTTGCCAGTGTTGGAGAAATTGAAGTCCAGAATTCGTCAGCGATATTAGGAGGCACAAACGCAAACTCGTCGCAGTATAATAATGATATAGACATACCACGACCTGTATTGCCAGTAGTTGTAGTAGATATAATACGACTACCATTATCGAATTCAATACTACCTTTATTATAGTTAATAACACCACAGCGAACATGATCTGGGCATAGTTCGTAAGCGTATCGCACACGCTGCATAATTTCCTGCGATCCTGTATACTTGTGAGCTGAAATTAATATAGTCTGATCAGGGTGAAACATAGCATACCATAACAAATATCCGGCAGCGCAGGTAGTTTTACCCATTTGTCTAGGTAGCATGTTTATGTTAAATCTGTGTCCGTGATATGCGTCTAAAAGCTTTTCTTGATAGGCGAAAGGAACAAACAACATTTTTCCTTTTACTGGGTGCTGTATGTAAAAGAAATTTCTTGTAAAATAGTGGTATCCGTCTTTGTCGTTAGCACATGCTAACAAATCTTGAATTTGTAACTCAGTAAATGTTTCTTTTGTATGTGCTTTCTTAGTTAAAACACCATCTAAACTTTTGCTTGCCATAATATTATTTACAATAAAAAACCGGGCATACCGCCCGGTTTGAGTGCCTGTTTACACTATTACTTCTCTCTTACTTCTTTATATAGTCTATCTAATCGAGAAACAATATTTTCTAGAGCCATAGGATTATCGCCGCCAGCAACAGCAGGATAAGATCCTTTAGGATGATGTAAGTCGTTGCCTGTATCTTGTGGAAAGTTGCCTTGTCCCATCTGTACATCTGGACTATTAGCGTATTCATCACCTAACACTGGTTCTTTTTTCATCATCAAGGCCGGACTACCAATCTTCAAATCTAATCCGTCATCATGGTCGTCATGGCTATCATCAAACCCGTCTTTTTCAAGATTACGAAGAATATCCATTAAATCTCTAATGCCGCCGCTGCCTGAACCATTCATGCTAATATTCATACTGACATTATCTTGTTGTTTGTTCATACTAGGCATGCTCATAGGACTCATACCGCACTCATCCATCTCTTGTTGGACTTCGTCTACTAACTGATCCAGACTTTCGTCTTTTTTACCCATGGCTTGTTTAATAGCCTTATCTTTGGAACCCATGTACTCGTCTTTTCCTGATTCGACTTCTCCATCGCCATCATAGTCTTTAGCAGCTTTGTCTGATTCTTGTACTGGTTGATCTAATTCGGCCATGCGAGCCATTAATTCTTTAAAGTCCATTTTATTTTCCTTTTCTTGGATTAGGGTTACCTGATAGTCCTTTTAAGACACTTTTAGCAGGGCCAACTTTATCAGTTGTTGATGTTTTTTCTTTTGGTGATGACTTAGCCAAGATCTTTTCGTTAACACCTTTATATTGTGTAGGCTGATATTCTTTACTTGTTTTTGATAATTCTTTTAGAAAACTTGCTACATGTTTATCGCCTACTAAGTTTTGATTATTTTCTTTAGCATAATCTTTAGTTAATAATGATTCTTTGTTAGTATCAATTAAATTTTGTGCGTTTAATTCAGCTTCTTCCTCTTCTTTTAGACTTCTAACACGAATACAGCAAGGATCTACTCCAGTATGTTCTGAAACATACGATGTAAGAACTTGACTAGTAGTTGGATAATCTAAATCAATTTCAAATACAGTAACTTCCATATTTTCTAGAGTAGGAAAATCTACCAATTTAGCTTGAATTGGAGTAGTCTTTCCTTTATTGAAAGAGGATACTTGATATTTTTGGAGAGCTGCTTTAGCAGCGTCCTCAAAGTGCTCGGGTAAATTGCCCGCAATTTTAATTTTAAAAGAGTATTTTTTCTCTTCTGTACTTTCTATTAGATATTCTTTATATGATTTCATGTGTAAATCCCGATACTATATTTATTTCATACTCTTAAGTTTTTCAATTAGACTATTACGATCGGATATAATAACTCCTGTACCTGTAATATCTGTATCATTGTCAACTTTGGAGTCTTGATCAATCTTCTGCTTTTTAAGCTGAAGTTCGACCATCTTTAATTTTTTGTCTATTTTAGCTGCTTTTGCATCAATAGCATTTTTCAGCATAGTGCTAGCCACTTCAAATACTCGTCCTGAATACCTTGCTTCTACGTTCATACCTAAATCCATTAAGTCATCGAACGCATCTGTAGCACGTTGGGCTAACTCATCGAATTCTTTATCGCTAATATCACCTAGCCCTTTAACCTGAGGCAGGGCAGCAGCTATTTTATCAAATTCACCAATATCTCTAAGTAAAGGCTGAGCCGCTTCTGCTGCTTTTTCTTTCTCTTCTTTTTTAATAATCTTTTTACTTTCAGGTAAGTTTAGTATTTCTTCTAACTTTTTCATACTCTTACTTATCCTAGACGACCATTTACAAATAAATCATTTTCAGTTAGTACTCTAAATTTTATACCTTGTCTACTACACCAACTTTGGGCAGCTCTCCATTTGACCTGATTTTTAGCCCATTGTAATTGGTTGTTTCGATTTTTTCCTGCCCTCTCAATTAGTGTTTGACTTTGCGGTTTTACTTCAATTAAATCTACTTGCATTGTTCCGTTCTTATCTGCATATTGAATAAAAAAGTCAGGAACATATACAGTATTACGGCCAGTAAACGGATCTTTATAAGGAATTTTAACAGCTTCGCTAGCCCACTTAAGAATTCTTGGGTCTTTGTCACAGAATCTCATAAAGTGAAATTCCCAACTACTGCGATAAGTAGGTTGTCGATTTCCTACATACTTGTCCGGATTAGTTAATGTAAATTTTCCGTTAGCAAACTTACTCATTGTGCTATATTGCGGCTTTCGAAAGTTTCTTCTATAATTTGTGTTTTATAGCCTAATGCTGAAGTTTTTTCTCTGTATAAATTCATTATCTGAGTAACAACTTCCCCTAATTGTGTTTCGTCAAGTTTTTTTAGAGTATCAACGACTACAAAAGGATTTATATTATCTATTCTACATTGAGTTAAAATTATAATAGCCGTACTTTTTGCTGATTGATCTTGAAAGCCTCTTTTTAAAAAGAATCCAACAACAGCATCTATCTGTGCTGCTGGGAATGTCATTTCGTGCGTAAAAAATTTATCGAAAAAATTTCTTACTTCTTCTGCGCTATCTGATGATTCAGAAGGAGGCAGATTTCCGTTGACGTTCATATTATCTTCCTGTTAAGTTACGTGACGCAGCAGGAGTAGACCCTCCCCCTGGATCTGATATAGGAAAGGATGTACCCTTAACTCCGCTAATTCCTTGATTGGCAACTCGACCTAATGCTCCAGTAGCGATACCAGTAATTTCTGCTGATACGCCCCTGTTACTTAATTTGCCAGCATTGTTGTATGTATTTGTAGCAAGAACAGCAGTGCTAAGAATATTTCCTAGAGTTAGTTCTTGAGGATTAGTTAACATCCTTGATACGTTTCCAAACACAGCATCAGCGCCAGCTAGTACACCAGCTTGTCCAAATAGTGATCGTGTGCCGCCACCTGCTAATGTTAATGGACTTGGCACTGTATCGTAGTGTTCTAAACCAAAACCTGGAGGATCGTTTTGTCTCACTTGGCCGTTTTCATAATATACTGCTTCGTATGCTAATGTCATACCTTGCTCACTAGGAGCAGCTCCACTATAATCCAAACTATCGTGATTCCAATTAGTGATAACTGGATTAACTAAGGTATAGCTATTCCAGAATTTTTTTGCCAT